TGCTTTCATCGTTTAACCTCGCAACATAAACTCTATCCCACACCATATCAACGAGTTGCTTTCTTTTAAGGTCATCCCTCAAGAAACGCTCAAACTTCGTGTCTACGGGCGATAGTAATTTCGTCCACTCCTCACGTGGTCGTAAATTTATATGAGTAGGGTCTTGTTTACCTCTACCAATGGTGAAGATACCATAAGTACGACCAACCCTTCTTATTTCCCTAATAGTCTGCTCTGTAAGTTCTGGTGGTAGATGTTCCATCATTTCTAGAACAAGAACCATATCGAACTCTTTATCTTTGAATATTGATAAGTCAGTAGCAGAACCATTAACAATGTACTCACTAACGGGTGAATTATCAATACCAGCTTGGGTTATCTCTAACCCGATTACCTCAACACCCAACTGAACAAAACGTTCAACATCAAAACCTAGTCCGCACCCTAAAGAAAGTACGCTTTGAGGATTATAGTAATTAACTATCGAGTCAACAATTTTATGGTTGTGAGAACGATACCTGTTGAAGTATTCCTCTTTAGTAAAAGCTCTACCAACAGTCCCCACACTGCGTTTGCCCCAATACATCCAATCCTCATTACCTACCATTGGGTATTTGTTTACATCTATACCAAACCTATCCACAAACATCCTCCAACTTATCAACTATACGCTTTGTTGAGTTGCCGTCACAGTAACCGAGACACCTATCTGTCCAGAACCTTCTCCTGTCGCCATTCTTATTAGGGTCTTTTACATTCGAATCAACCACGCTACCAAGCAGGTCAAGTCTATCTATCGGAACAATGTCACCTAAATCTACTATCTCGTCAGTATTACGTACAGCCAAGTAATTATGTATTGACGGATTATCTAACATAATGACTGGCTTGTCCAGTAAAGCAAACTCAAACACCAGACTAGAAGTGTCACTTATAAGAATATCAGCACCCAGTAAATATTCGTGCTTATTGGTATAATCGTGTGATACTCTAGGTTGATAGTCATTAAATGATGATTTCAAATCACACATAACGTGGGGCATAAATATTACATTATAGTTTGGTAGACACTTAACGACAGCACGAAGTTGTGCCGCATTTCCTGGGTATTGATTGGAATGAGATTTAGAATACGTTGGTGCAAACAACACAATTGGACAACCATTCAAGTTGTGCCTCTTTCTCAGCGTATCACTAAACACTTCTTTTTTATCTCTGTTGTTTAACAATATGTCTGATTTTGACCATCCAAGACCAAGTGGTGTGGCTAACCCATTACCAGAGCGTAAAGAAGTCTCCCAAAACTTACTGGGTACTATCACGTAATCCCAATTTTTATAGTATCTAGCCCATTGCTTAATAAAAGATACACCGTGAAATATAAGAAATGACGGAGATTTAAGTGGGTTTTTGTCTATCCAACCACCAGTTTGACACCCTATAGAACCACTAACAGATTCAGTGTTATAACTACCAGCAGTCCCTCTTACAATACCCCAACCCCTTCTTCGTAGCTCATCCTCTATCGGGATAAGAACTGAGTCATATTGTTTTAGGTCATAAACAACTTGAAACTTCATCTACCATTCCTTACTCAGCCACAGCCAGTTTACCAGACTCGTTTTCTGCCTGCTCATCTGGTTGCTCTTTAGTCTTTTTAGTCTTAGGAGTATTACCAATATTCGGTGAAGAGTATGGAACTTGAGGAGCATCTGGAACACCCTTCTCCTTCATAATCTTCTCCTCTTCAGCTTTTCTCTCAACTTCAGTATCGAAGTCTAGACCCACAAGTTCTTGTCTGCTCTTACGAGAGATGTTACCTTCAAGATACAAGGTCTGACCAATGGTGTTTAGGTCAATGAGTTTGTACAATCTCATAGGAGTAAAAGCTGGAATTGCTTGGTGCTTAAATCCATTCTTTTCCTTTATTTCTGAATACATCACTTTCAACCACTCAAGAAATCTATCTCTAATTGTTTCCATTGTGGCAATAGGTGAGAACGCCGCAAAGTCAGAACCACCAGCAACATTTGACCTTAATGTTTCACCAGTAATCAAAGTACGTGGGAAACCAAATGCCGCAATAATGTCATCTTCAACTATAGAATACTTCTCTCTGTTCAACAATGTTTGGGTGTCTGGAAAAACCCAAGAAATCTGAAGAGTATGATTAGCAAAAAGCTGATACACACGTTCCTGTCTTCCAGAGCTTGTTCTATAGGTCATCTGTTGTTTAATGTGGTCAAAGTCACCATCATCTGTACAAGGAAACTCATCACTTCCTAGTTTAATAAGCTGAATAGCACCAATTACACGTGCCGCAATAGCGTAGTCCATTCTCCTCAAGTTTCTCTTGTGCATAAGCGACTCAAGAGCATTTTCCATATAAGGTAGAGGGTAAGCGTCCTCTGGAAGCGTCTTTGACATAATAGGTCTAACACCTTCCAACCTAATCTGCATTTTAGTCCCTTTCATAGACTTTACAGCACGAACAAACTCTGGATAGTTTCTAACCATCTCCTCATATGTTTCCTTATCGTAAGAACCATCAGGTAATTTGCCACCAGACTTTATAAAACTAATAGTATTAGCATCAACATTGACATAAAAATACTTCTTATTTGGTATTGGTGAGTTTTTTACGGTTACGGTTGCAGGGTCTCTAAACCAGATATTATCAGGCACTACCATTCTTCTCCTAGAGTTGAGTTTAGGAGACAGGTCGCTACCTTTTACCCTATTCCACTCATAGTGAGGTATGACCAGACCTGACAAAAGATACTCAAGGCACACGTTCCTGAAGAACTCCTGTAACATCTCTGAAAGGGCATTATAGGTCTCATACTCCTCATCATCACACTCACCCTTCCTATTAGTTAAAGGAGTAATAGCGCAATCTACCATTTTATTAAGAACAGTTCCAGCAATAGGGTCGTGCATATAGAAAAACCTGCACACCTTTATCAACTTATGATAATCAGTAGGTATTTCTAACTTATCTACGTCACCAGTAAACAGCAATCCCGACTGTTGGGGGTCTGTTATAACATTGACTGAAGCCTTAACAAGCTTCAATGGTTCTTTCTCAACTCCAGTGGCTACACCACCACTTGTGTTCTCTTTGTCTTCCATATTTACCTCTGTAACCAACCACCTCTAGCCAAATCGCCATACTTACCCTTAGTCTTTGGCTTTTCAGGTGAGTAGTAATTATAATAATAACCGTACACCCACGTCAAAACAGATGCTAAAATGTGGTCTTCACCCTTTTGACCACCCTGTGGTGAATATACAAAATACTTGGGTTGACCTAACATATCCCTAGTAAAACCGACTCTTTCAAGTTCTGATACCACATCATCATCTTGAGTAGAGAAGGTAATTATCTGGTCATTTTGAGTCCATTTCTGTAACGTCTGTATGGTGAATTTTCTTACCCTGTCTTTTATCTCCTTACCTTCATCATCATATCCAGTTATAACGTTGGCTTGGAAGTCTACAGGAGTCAATCTCTTACCAAATTCTTTATGCTTAAACTCACCATCTTCATCTTGCAATATTTGACACAGAGCTAAGCCAGAGCTACCAGCGTCTATAGCCACCATATTAAATCCGTATATAGTGTCTAACCAATCAATTATTTTAGCTTGTACTGGATACTTGATTCTTCTAAGCTCAAACCTGGCGAACTCTCTCCAAATCTGAGTTGCCGCATCTCTCCACAATATAGTAATAATTGTAGGGTCATTGGAGAAACCAGCGTCTATGCCAGCAATAATAAGGTCATACTTCTTCTGTATATCATAAGGTATATCTGGTGCTCTGAGAACCTCGCTAAAGTTACCAGCACACTGCTCAAGAGTGACATTGTTCAACACTGACAGAGACACTGGATAATCCTCAATCTTCATCAATTTTCTATCGAATACTGAGAATGCAGGAGAACCGTGTTCACCTAAAACCAAGTGTACATAGTCATCACCGTTCTCACCACCGTACTGCTTCAAGTCAAAGTCGTGCTGTTCTTTTGTGTATCTTATACTCTTTAACCTAGACACATTATGACGAGAGAACTTTTCATCTAACTGGTCACATTCAAATAGTACGTTCTTTTCACGAAGACCGTTTGGAACACCACTAACCCACAAGAAGAAATCAGTGTCCCAAGTAGTCAAACACTGCATAAGTGAGTTCCAAGCTGAATAACCAAATACCTGAGCCTCGTCAACATAAACACAAGGCACGTGGAGACCGATAACATTGCTATCTGCGGTTGAACCAACAATTCTGCAACGAATAAGGCAGTTATTTAATAACCGTATTTCGTGGTTTGACATATTAACACTCTGCCTATCCACAAAATATTTTAACAGTGGGTGAGTTCTAAAAAATCTTACTATTCTTAGAAAAACTGGGTCTAGTTGTGCTTTATTCTGAACAACTAAAAGAATCTCATTGGCACTGGCTTTTCTATAAGTATTTGATATAGCATTCCATATTATCCTAGTCTCCATACTGGCTGTTTTACCAGTAGAACGACCAGTAGCAATACTTACATAATGACCGCTATCAATTAACATCTTCCTTTGGTAATTATCATAGTGCCAACCCTTTCCCTCATCTAGCTCCTCTTCAGCACTCCTTACGAATTCACCAAAAAGAACTGGGTCATCTAGTATTTCAAGAATCGCCAAATCACCTTCATCTAGAACTACTTTTTCTTTCATTTCTCAGCCAAAACAATAGATTCATTTGACATTTCTGCCATAGAACCACACTTCCAACATTCGTGTCTTATTGTATATTTATACTCTTCTACTGGTGTTTTCTCACTTTCCAAAGAACCACGCTCACCCTTATCGGTGACATAGAACATAAACTTACCTAAAAGCTGACCACATTTAGGACAGACTACCTTTTGTAGTCTTACATCCAAGAACTTCTTTGCTTGACCTTGTATGCGTTCTATGTATTTAAGAGGTGTCTCGTCCTCTTCACTCTGCCTCTTCCTTCTGTTTATACCAAGTTCGGTCTGGAGTGTAACCCAGTTCTGGTTAGCGTCACGAAGAGCACTGTGTAATTCACGTATTCTCTTTGAATCAACTTCACTACCCTTCTTACTACCATATTCTAGATTATCGAGAGCTTCCTGAATACGCTCCATATTAAGCTCAATTTGGCACATCTGAGAAAGAGCCGCCATATCGTTAGCTTGGTTTAAGTCATCAAGCTCGTAAGTCTCTAAATATTTATCTATCTTCTCTTGTAGTGCAGAACCCTTCTTCTTCCTACCCATTTCTACTTTCCCTACGAATCAACTTGCCAGTATTATCAACATCAAACTCGCTACCTAAATAGACCAACTGGACAGATACAGACTTACCGTTGTCCATATATGTGTCCCATCTTCGTCTCTTCTTCTCATCGTTTATAAGAAACCTCACCCAACCTACCTTAGCCCTTATCTCCTTTTCCCAATCGTGATAGCATCTGCTACAGAAGAACACTTTCGGGTTTTCCGTATGTAGGGGACGACAACAGATAGCACATAAATGTTTCATATAATCTATGGTTTTGGGCTTATTTGCCGTTAGTAAGTTACTTTTCAACATAAGACCCTCCACCCATCAACCTCAGTTATTTAGACTCTTCTGGTGGTACGATAGGACATACACCCTCTTCGCACTCAACACACAGAGTCTCTAGAACTTGCTTAGACCTGCTTTGATTTCTAAACACAGTCAAGCCTTTTAAGTTTAGTTTATACCCAAGCAGGATTGCCTGTTCAACATCTTCAACAGTAGCACCATTAGACATATTTATCGTCTTTGATATAGCATTGTCAACATTGTTCTGGAACGCCGCTTGCATACGTATGTGCCATTCTGGACTTATCTCTAAAGCAGTTCTGAAAATCTTCTGCCACTTCTCAGGAACTTCTGGTAACCCATTTACAGTACCACCATTCTTGATAATTTTTGTTATTAAAGCGGTTGAATACCAACCTTCACGTTTAGCAACATCTTCAAATATAGGGTTAACCTCAAAGAATGTGTTGTTCTCAAGAATGTTAGTTTTCTGGTACACAATAGCAAATATGGGTTCAATACCACTAGATGTTTCAGCAATAATACTAATACTGCCAGTGGGAGCTATTGTTGTTAGTGTAGCATTTCTTCTAGGAGACTTTACTACAGACTCTTCTATAGTCAGGAAGTCACCTCTATCCTCAGCCAACCTAGCAGAAGCTTTCTTAGCCTCACTACTTATGAAATTCATAACATCAGATGCAATGGTTTCAGCTTCTTCTGAATCATAGGGTACACCTAACATAAACAGCATATTAGCAAATCCCATAACACCTAGACCAATTTTTCTGTTACCGTGAACTCTCTCACTTATTTTTTCCAGAGGATAATTTGAAGCATCAATAACGTCATCTAGGAATCTAACAGAATGATGAACCACTTTCCTCAGAGAGTTATAAACAATTTGTCCATCCTCAACGAATTTGTCAAGGTTTATTGAACCTAAACAACAAGCCTCATACGGTAACAAATCCTGCTCGCCGCACAGATTCTTTATCAAATGTCCTTGCTTTGGTGTTGGGTTATCTCGCTCTATTTTATCCCAAAAAACAAACCCAGGTTCTCCGTTACGCCACGCAGACTCGGCAATAAAGCGGAACAGGTGTCTTGGGTTTACTTTAGTAGCTACACTGCCGTCTTTAGGGTTAATTAATGGGAAATCTTCACCAGTTTCGACACAACGCATAAAATCATCTGTAATAGCTACTGATATGTTGAAATTATTAAGCCTTGTTTCATCGTTCTTACATTTTACGAACTCAATAATATCTGGATGATTAACAAGCAGTAATCCTAAATTGCCACCACGTCTTATACCGCCCTGTTTAATTACATCACTAATGGTATCATATATTCTCATAAAATCAATAGGACCACTGGCAACACCCTCAGTTGACTTAACTTTATCACCAGAAGGTCTTAGTTTTGACATATTAAGACCAACACCACCACCAGTTTTCTGAACCATACCACAATCTTTTGCGGTCTGTAATATGTCTTCCATCGAATCACCGACCTCAAAAGCATAACAGGCAAATAAATAGTTCAGGTCTTTATTGCCAGCATTAGCCAAACAGGGTGTATTGGGAAGAAACATCTGATTAGCCATAAGATTATAAAACACTTTACTCCAATACTCTGGATTAGAACCATAACTCTTCTCCACAGAAGCAACGTGCCTAGCAACTCTCCTGAACATCATAGACGGTGTTTCTTTCTTTCCGTCAAAACTCTTTAAGTATCTCTTATCTAGTAAAGCTAGAGCATTAACCCCTAACTTTAACTCATCACCTTCAAGACCGATAGCCTCTCTAAAACCACGAATTTGCGCTCTTTGCGCTCTATAGAGTATATACGTCTTAGCAAGCTTGGCATCACCAAACTTGATTAACGCATTCTCCACCTTATCTTGTATCTCTTCAACCGAAATCTCTTTGTTACCGTTCAGGCTATTTGTCACAGTGTCAGCAACGCTCTTGGCGATGGACTCATCCACCTTACCTATGGACTTCATAGCTTTAGTAACGGCAAGAACTATCTTGTCTGGATTATATTTTACAATTCTTCCGTCTCTTTTAATTACTCTCATTTCTACCTCGTATCAAAAACTCCATCACCATTCCAGTATTTCTTCCAGTGTTTTAGAACCTCAACAGCACTCTCAAAATCTGGTACAATTCTGGTAGCATATCTTTCCAACCATCCACCAACGTAATTCTTAGCTATCACCAAAGTTGGTGTCTTAGAAATCCACGTTGCATAATAAAACTCACCAGCAGTACCCCAACTAGCATCATCACCAGTTAGAACAACCACTGCGTCAACTTTTTCAACATCACTAATATCTCTCTGGATTACCTCATTGATAGTCAACCCATTCTTAAACGTGTCACTATCAATTTTCTTTGCACTCTCTAAATGTTGTTTACCCCGCATTGGAGTCCGACATTTTATGCCGACAGCTTCAAGTTTATTTATCAACTCATTACGAGACTCCATAGCCTCAGCATAACTTAGGTTGGCTATCCTACCAGCCAAGTATACTTCATAGTCCTTCACTTTCCTCTCCTTATTTACCAGTAGAACCAAACCCACCAGTACCCCTGTCTGTTGAAGACAATTGAGAGAATACTTGGAACTCAACTGGTTCTCCTTTAACTAACTCTCCTTGAGCAATCCTGTGTCCAACTTGAAAAATTTCGTGTCCCTTCATACAGAGACCATATAACATAACTATAATCTCTCCCCGATAATCAGAGTCAATGACTCCTGGTGAGTTGGGGATAACTATTCCCTTTGCCGCCATACCACTTCTAGGATATATCTTAACGTGGTATCCTTTTGG